CTACAGACAAAACCGCCTTGATTGATCCTTTAGATGAATTATTTTTTTCAATTATCTCAAGATCATTTACGAACTCTTCTCCACGAATAGTATTATTAACAAGCCTAAAGGTGACTGAAATTTTACATTCACCAAGATTAGTTATCGTTTCATTTACACTGTACTTGCCAACGGTCATCACCGTGACTTGACCATACATAGGATGAATCAATTCATTATCCGAAGGTCTTTCTAGTTGTTTAATAAGAGCGTCACGCTTTGAATAATATTCCGTTAGGATTCCGCTTACATAAATTTTCATAGGGAAGGTGATCGGCTCACGACCAAGATCTTCACCAATTACCCTATCTGATCCTACAAAGGTATGAAATACAGTCTTTCTTCCACCTGTCCTTTCACCTCCTGTAAAATCAAAGGGAACACCGCCTATTTCTCCTTGTTTTAATAATGTAGCGATCATTATCTTGCTAGCCCCTTATTTTGTCCTTTTAAATTACCTGTAGGATTTACTCTCGTGCTTGTATTTGCGCTTAATCCTTGACTTGTGCTGATCTCTGAGTTTACATTTATATTTAATCCTCCACCGCTTGCGCCTGCTTTATTTAATTCCTTGGCTTTCATTCTTGCTTGCGAAGCTTCTTGTGCGCTTTTTTGGTCATCAGTTAATTTTATGTCATCGACTGAAAATAAGATCTGCTGAAGTTTATCGGTTACATAATCAATCTCCGCTATCAAAGATCCTATTGTGAACCCTGCCAAAATAGCTCCAATAGTCAAAGCAACTGGTAAAAATACAGTCGTCATTATTCCCGCACCCGTAGCGACTGCTACATTAAATGCAATCATAGCTATTTTAAGCGAAGCAAGTATAGCTAATCCGCTACCTAATGCCGAAAGTCCTACGCCAATAGCTGAAATGGTAATAACTAAAGCTTTATTATTTTTAATAAATCTAGCAAGTACCACAACCGTTTCTTTTAAGAATCCTAATGTAGATAAAATTATTGGTCGCCACTCATCGAAAACAGGAATCAATTCATTTTTAAATTGTTCGTACATTTTACCTATCTGAATATTAAAACTCTTCATTCTAATTTCTGCTTGCTTCTGAGCTACATCAGTGCCAGTAATTGCGCTTGTCATTCTGACTACTTCAGCACGATTTTTAATTAAGATCTGAGAGGCATTGAAGTTTTCAACACCAAAAAACTTAGTAGCCTTTGAAGCATCAGTTAAGCTTTTGCTTGCATTTTCAAGCGCCAAATCAATACCAACCAAAGACGGCCGTAAATTTTTATCACTAGCCGTTTCAAGTTTCAAAATAACATTTCGTAATTGCGTACCTGCTCTTGCACCCGCTAAGCCTTTACCCGCTAAAACTTCAACCATTGAGGCAGTTTCTTGAAGGCTTATATTTGCTGAGTTAGCCGAAGCACCCGCCAAAACGATTGCCTGTGATAATTCGGGAATAGCAGAAGCACCAAACTTAGCAGAAGCACCAAGTACATTTACCGCTTTTAGAGCCTCTTCCCCACTCATACTAAATTGATTCATTACATCAGATAAACTTGAACCAGCTTCATCAAAAGATAAACCCGAAGCCCTAGCCATCGTTGCAGACGCTTTAGCAACATCTAAGAGTAGTTTAGGTGTCTTTAGTAGTTTAGGTTGTTTAGAGCCTATTAACTCCATACCCTTAGCTATTTCTGAAGCTCCTAAGCCTGTGGCATTTGAAGTCGCTATGATCTGAGTCTTCATAGAAGCCAGTGCATTGCCACTCAATCCAGTGATTGCAGATAAGCTTGAAAGTGAATCTTCGAATTTACCGCCTACGATTGTTGCCATCGTAAGCCCTGCAATAATAGGTGTAGTGAATTTCTTATTGATCTGCGAACCAAAGTTTTTGAAGTCTTTGCCCGTCATCAATTTTTTAGTTTTAATCACTTCTGCTTGAACTGTTTTTTGTGCGGTAACTTGAGTCTTTGCCGTAGAAATTGCACCCGCTTTGATCTGACCGTTAAGTTTTTTATGTTCGATTGCAAGCCGTTTTAAAAATGGCGTTACTGCATCAATCGCTTGATACTGAAATTGTGCGCTGAAGGGCATAAGATATTTCCTTGATTATTTAAACTAAAATATCATAGCTAAGAGCATTTACAAAATAAATAAAAAAGCCCACCGAATGATTAATTAAAATCAGTGGTGAGCGTAGGTTTTATAATCTAGTTGTTCATCTGCCTATTTCTATCTTCAATAAGCTTTGTTAATTCTTCGTGGATTTCGTAGACCTTTGATAGCGGGGCTTTCTCAAGATATTCGATACTAACCCCGCCTTTTAAATGATAAGCTATTGAAGTAAATAATACTAAATAGTTATCGTAATCAAACTGGACTACTAGATGATAAAATTTGCGATATAATCAACCATCAATTCATCAAGTAATTTATAATCCATCTCTTCCATAAAATCGGAAGTACAACGTTGATCGCCTTCGCTTCTAGTCTGAAGTTTTGAGTTACTTTTATCAAGAAGATCAAGGAAAGCTTTTTGACATTTATCTAAATCAGCTCCACCGACATTGATGATATGTTTAACTGACTTGGCTTTTTCTTCGACTGTAGGCTCTTTTTTTTCTTCTTCTAATTCACCTTTATTGTACGCTTCAATATCTTCTTTAGTTACCGTTACAGATTTCGATAAAGATACTTGAGCTTTATTTACTTCAGTCTTAAGGATATTGCACTCTGACCGACAAAGAACCGTAGGTGAAAGCATGGTAATTCCTTCAATTGTGAAAGCCTTGCCATCCGTAGTAACTTCAAATTTTCTTTTTTCAAATTCTTTTTTTACAAAACTCATTCGCTATCTCCTGTTTTTTGTTAGCTTTAAGACTTTAACACTTCTTTAAATAAATACAAAAAAAGACGCAAACAAAAGTCTGCGCCTTTTTCAAAAACTGATTTAATTTCTAATCAATTCTTGTTCCTTGAATCTCAACCGAGAAAGTACCATCTGCACTAATAGCTCTCTCACTATCATTTGTGGTCAATCCTTTTTGCTGAGTTTTTCTAAAATTATGCTCATCATAAAATTTAGTAGTAATAAAACCACCATTTTCTAAGATATTAATTTTATCAATGTTCTCTTTAGTGGAATCGAGATCAAACATGATTACGCCTACTGCATCTTCAAAGTTTTCAGAAAAAGTAGTATCGCCTCTTTCTGTACCTTTTACTTTGCGCGTAGGTTTACCCGATTTATATTTAAGAGAACCTGCAACGATTGCAAAATCAAATTGATTCATTTTGACTGTGCATCCGCTGACTACTCTTGTTAATTCGTTAGACATTTTAGATTCTCCTTATTAAAGTTCGTTTACGTTGAATACGATCTGAAGCGGGGAAAGGATCTCTCGCGCTTGAGTCATAATAGGCAGGATTGTTTCAATGTAAATTTTACCTTCAATAACGGTAAACTCTACAACTAGGTTTCGGTCAATTACGCTTTCTACAGTTTCGCCAGTAGACATTGCGCCCGACATAATGAGAACATAACCTGCGCCACCGAGAACATCCATGTAACTTAGCATATCGGCAGAAACTCCGCCTTCGGTAGCGATATCGTGACCGCTTATCGCTTGACCTAAAGATAGTCTAGATTGACCATAATCACCCGCAAGAGCATTTAAAATATACTCACGACAAGCCGTTGAAGTATCAACATAATTCAAATACTTATAAGTATCATCGGGCAAGCCTTGGACGTTTGTTTTATAAGTCGTAAGAATCGCGCCAGTGATAAGTAAGTTATTAGCTCGGTTATTACCCATTACAGATACGCCCGAAGCTTTTAAATCAGACATTTCATTTGCGGTAAAGCCTTCACCATTTGGAATCACAGGTAAGTTTGTTTTGCAGTTAAATAAAGGACTCGCATTCATGTGAACGCCACCGAATTGATCCCTGCTTGCCGTAGTCGTAATTATTCCCGTAAGAGCTACGCCATCTTCTAAACGAATAGTACGGATAGCTTGAAGCTCCGCAGAACGCTCAACTGGAAGGGCGAAAATTGCTGAACCTGTCTTAGTAGTTTTTGCTACAGGCTTATCAGCTAAAATAACAAGCGACTGAGAATTTTCAGCATCGCCAATAATTACAAAGTTTGCTTTGGTATCTACACCCGAAACGATACAACGACCATCAAGAGCTATATTTTCTGAGTTGAATTTTGAATCAAGATCATCTACAAAGACGCTATAATCAAAATCAATATCAGTGATAATATCAGTTCTTTCATTCATCAAAGCAGGAAGACCAGCAGTAGCAGGATTAACCGCACCCGAAGCCATTGCAGTTAAAGCAACCGTTACGCCTGCGATTGAATTTTCGATTTTTAAACCGATATAATTACCTTGTGTACCCGCTGAATTAGCAGTTAAAGCAACTGAACCAGTAGTGTTGATAGCCGATATCATTGAACCAGTATCAGCAGTAATTAAAGCAACTAAAGCATCACCTAAGATCGTAGCCGTATCACCTACAACAACTGGAACTTCGTACTTAGTGGCGTCGTTGCCGACATAAACTAAGAAAGAACCTGCTTCAGTAGCTACCGATCCCGTCAAGTCAATTACACCGCCTGCGTAGGCAGTACCATTATCCGCAACTGGAATAGCGTCAATTTGAGATACATCATTAATTGCTCTGAAGGCATTGATCGCTTTGGTAATCGGAGCATCAGCACCGAATAAACCTGCTTGAGCGTTAAGGTCGATATCAGTGATAAGTTCTCCTGCCGTAGCAGTACCGCTCGTCATCTGTAGAATAAATGTCGTCACTTTTGCATCAACCGAAGGCGTGGGTTGGGCAGGCACTAGCGGTGCATTTATATTGGGGTTGAATACATTTTGACCCATTTTTTCATTCCTTTTTTGTTATTTAAAATATAATTTTGTCTGAAGCTTTTAAATCTTCGTCCTTATAAAAATTAGTATCAATCTGCTTAATTGCAAAGGATTTCAAGTTTAACGCTTCGCAGTCACTTATTTTTACTGTACAAGCAAATACATAAGCATGAATATAAGTTGAGGTGTTATAGGCATATACATTATCACCTTGGTAGTTAATGAAGTCGTATTCAGCATTAAACAACTGAGCAGGCTTATAACCCATAAAAGTTGCCAGTATAGATTTCCTTAATTCGTTCCTGCAATAATCTTGAACTTGTACTGCATCTTGATAATCCTTAGTTGACTTAATGGCAAATACTGTAAATAATTCTTCTGTATCAATATTTATTGAAGCGCCTTTTTGATTTCTTTGAGAAAAATCTATGTTCTGTTTTCGATCTCTTGAAACTTGAGTATCACCCGCTTGAATCATTAACCAAGTATTGCTTGATTCTTGTTTTGAGTAAGCTTCTAACGATCTATCAATATCAGAAGTTCCAGCGATATTAGATTTATTTGGATTGTATCCTTCTCCACCAGTAAGGGAAGCGGTATCGACCATGAATGTATCAACTACGATTGTATTAGCATCAGTGACCGATTTAATCAAAAAGGTGTTATTGCAAAATGCTAGATCTTTTTCAACTAGAGTAATCGTTTCGATAGGGGGGAAAGGAGCATCTACTGATACGCTTATCTGAAAATTATTTCGATCAATTCCCGCAACTGATTTAAATTCTCCATCATAAAGTGCTTCATTGGATTCAAATGCAACGGTTGAATTATAAGGGTAAGTAAGATCATTTTTTATTACCGTATTTATCGTAGCGGTAGTTCTAACTTTTTCCGCTATTGTGGCTTCATGCCTAAACTCAATGCCTTGAGTCGTTATGTAATCACCAACAATAAAACCGTGATTGGTTATGCTTAAAATAAGCTCGTTGGATACCACTGAGGCCGAATTGATAGTCCGTTTGGTTATGAATCCACTTTCCAAAGTAGGCAACACTTGACGAGCTAAAGCTTCTAATTCTTTTACTTTCATACTTATCCTTCCTTGAAGCCTGTTAGTTTTGCAAAACTTGTTTCCATAACCTTTACGAATGTAGCTTTATTTTCATCGTGAGCCTTCGTTAAATACGGACGAGGTTTCATTTTGATAGGTAGTGGAGTTTTTGAATTAGCGTGTTCGTACTGTTGTAAAAACATCGCATAAGGCGTATCAGCTCCAAAGGTAAAATCTAAACCATTCATTTCATGACCTACCGACTTTTGAAGATCTCCGCTTAAATTTGCGGGATACTCGAAAGGAGCTGAAGCTTGATGTACTCGCCCTGCTCCAATTCGATAAAGTCTACCTGTCTTACTTCGCTTTAATCTTATCCCACGCTTCGCAGTCTTGACAAGATTTCTAGCGATAGTTTTTGTTCCAAGCTGAATACCACGATAAGCAATTTTAGGACTAATCGCCCTTTTCATATCCTCAGAAAAAACTAAGCGTACTCGATATTTTATCATCAGAATTGATTTGCTTGAAAGGTTTCTGAACCTCGTTTTTTACATCTGATTTTCAGATAACGATTTTCTTCATTTATGTTTTCCACACTATCAACCACAAGAAATTCGCCTCGTAGCAAAATCATAAATCTTTTTTCGATTAGGGTTGAGGTATAGCGAATTATGAAAGTATGAGTTATTCCGTTATCTGTATTCACTCCGTTGAAGTTCTGAACCCCGCTTGATGTTTTACAGATAGCCTTTCCTTTCCAAATAAAATTTGTATTGTCAACTGAATACGATTCATCGGCAGGCTCAATACTCGGATCAATAATACGAATCGAAGTTCTAAAATCCGATATGCAGTATTTGATTTTTTTATTTTTCCTAGTGCAAGCCATGAATTCAATCCAGTTATTTTTTTCTAATATAATTTACATTCGTTAAAAGTCTAAGTCTCGTCCTTTATTAAATATTTAACTAAGAGTTTATATAAAAGAAAGTAAACTAAATTTATTTTAATGCTTTACGTTTGGTT